AAATATTTATGGAAGAAGAAAGAGAGTGATTCCTGTGATCGAATGTGATACACCGATGCAGGTTACATATAACGGGGTCACTTATGACCTTCCAAAGGGTAAAAGTAAAGTGTTCGATATTTGGCTGTCAGAAGGGGATAACCTTTTAACGTTTACAGGTAATGGGACAGTTTCTGTTGATTATCGGGGAGGTAGTTTATAAATGTACAAGATACTATGTGATGGGAAAACGTTGCACGATGTCCGTGATCCGGATTATCAGGTGCTTAGTCCTAAGATATCATTGGAATTAAATAAAACAGGAAATCTTGATTTTGGGATGCTGCAAACACATCCGCATGTGAATGATATCAATAAATTAAAGTCTCGAATTAATGTGTATGAGGATGATGAGCTGTTATTTTCCGGAAGAAGTTTAACGGATGAAAAAGATTTTCAAAACACAGGGCAGATCTCTTGTGAAGGAGAGCTGTCTTTTTTGTTAGATTCAGTACAACGTGCGCATGATTATGGTACTGAAACAACAGAAATAGGTCAGGCAGATACGAATATTGAAATATTCAAGAGATTGATTGAAGAACATAACGCACAGGTAGAAGAAGCAAAGCGTTTTACAATTGGAGTAATCGATATAGATAGCGTAACCATTACAAAATTGTCTACGAACTATGAAAAGACATGGGATTTTCTTGGTTCTAATTTTTTAGGTAAATACGACGGCTATCTTCGAGTAAGGCATGAAAACGGAATCAGATATCTTGACTACGTAAAGCAATATGGGAAAGTAAGTAATCAAGTGATCCGTTTTGGAGAGAATCTGCTTGATCTAAAGAAGTATTCGAAGGCAGAAGATATTAAAACAGCAATCATCCCGCTGGGAGCAGTTGTTGATAATAAAAATGTCGATATTAAAGCGGCAAATGGCCATGATGGAACAGATTATGTATATAACCAAGACGCGGTAAATTTGTATGGTTGGATTTATGACAAGGTTGATTTCTCTGAGGTATATGATCCAGACAAACTGCTGGAAGAAGCAAATAAATATCTGCAGAAGTGCATAAACTTAGCAATCACGATTGAACTTACAGCTGTTGATCTGCATATGATTGATGTTGATATTAACGCAATCAGACTTGGAGATCTTGTTCCTTGCATTTCTACACAGCATGGAATCATGAGCACATTCGGAGATGTGAGCACGTATTATCTTGTAAGTAAGTATGAACTAGATTTAGAAAATCCGGCCAATAATAAGATAACATTAGGAAGAACAATTAGTTCACTGACTGACACTGTTGCAGGAACAAACAATGTAAAAGGCATGATACAGACTCTATCCGTAGCATCTACAGATGCAGTGGCCAAATCCGCTGCCGCAGAAAAAAGTGCAAAAGAAGCAGCAGAAAAAGCCAAAGGCGCAGCAGGTACTGTACAAGAAATCCAAAAAAATATTGGAAATAGAGCAGTTGGAGAAAAATATGGAAACGTTCCTTACATATCAAACGAAGGAACAATGCAAGTAGGGAAAACAATAGAATTTCATTCTACAGATAATTATCCGGGAAGTGATGGATCATTATATGTCGAGGATGGAGTTCTTTATTTTTGTGATAAAACAGGAACAGTTAAAACAATTCAGATGCAGGAGGTAAGCAATAATGGCGAAAATACAGGAATTACTGGATAATTTGTTACACAAGAAGTTTGGACGAGATGTACGGCAAAACATCCACGACAGCATTGAGCAATGCTACAAAGATGCGACAGGGCATCCAGACTCGGTTGCTGCGGTTATAAAAGAAAACAAAGAAATGCAAAAGCATTTGGATAATACGCCGTACATGACTGTAGAAGAAGGGGAGTCAGCAGATCTTCCAGTGCATACGATTAACGACGATGAGATTGGTGTGGCTTCAACGTGGAGCAGTGAAAAGATCAATGGAAAAATTCAGGAGGTTTTTCAAAATGCCAGTAACGGAAAAAGTAAACTTGCCACCGCTATTGGCAATGGAGCAACGGCAGATATGACATGGGATCAGTTAGCAGGTAAAGTATTACATGTTAATTATCAGAAAAAAAGTGGTGAAAATGGAGTGTATTTTGACAAGGCCTTTAACACTGTGCTACTGTGGGCAGTTGCTGGAGTAAATTATGGAGAGGATAGAACAGGATGTATTATTGCAAATGGTCTTGCGGACGGTAACGATAAAATCAACATAATGCCAGCGGATAGTGACAGTGATACGTCTTATAGTCTCGTGAATAATGGAAATCAACTTTTTGCTCAAACACGTCCCGCGAATGAGACTCATAATACTTGCTATTACTACTGTTATCAGATTGGATATAACTAGGAGGGAGAACGATAATGGGTAAAAATGGAATATTAAAAAACAAAGCGGGCGAACAGATTTTTCCGGCAACGACAGCTGATCAGGTAGCTTGGAATGATCGTACGAATCTTAAGCAAGCAATATCGGAAAAACTGGGAGCCCCATATGCTGCAAGTACTGTATCTAGCATGACAGATCGGACAAGAATCTACGTCTATACAGGAGATGAATCTGGATACACGAAAGGAAACTGGTATTACTGGAACGGAACAGCCTGGGTACCAGGCGGAGTCTATAACAGTGCGGCGATCCAAACAGATAAAACGCTTACGCAATCAGATAAGGCAGCAGATTCGGCAATAGTTGGACAGCAAATTGGTTCACTAAAGGAATCTGTATCGAATATAAAAACTAGTGGAACAGGATTGTCGGATACAGCAAAAAATTTATTGATTTCAATACTAAAGAACGCTGTCTATACAGTAAATCAAAAAACAAACATAGAAGCATTGGAAAACGCATTAAGCACCCAAAATACGCCAACAGATGCGTGGTCGATTGTCCAAAACCTAACATACGTTACAAGCACAAATACTGCATTTAATGTAAAAAAAGGAGAATCATACACAACAACTATTGTACCGAACACAAACTACACGATTAACAGTGTAACAGTTGTTATGGGTGGCGTAGATATAACAAATACGACATATAACAATGGTGTCATAACGATTAATAGTGTAACAGGAAATGTAACAATAACAGCTATTGCAAAGAAAAACAGTGGGGCATTATTGCCTTCTGACGGATTGCTTGCAAATTTTGATTTCCGCAACAAAGAAATGACATCTTACAATCTTTCTGGTTGGGGAAATGTCTATAAGTGTGATGATGAAACAGGTAATTATTTAACTTTTGGAACATCTGCTAAAACAGCAGGACAAGGCGGCATTGAACAGTACGTATTTAGAGATGTTCGCAAAAAAGATAATGAAAGCAAATCAGTTGACCTTGGTACAGATTTCACAGTCGCAATGTATTCGACAGAAGTGCCTAATATACTCGGTTCAACCGGAAGAAGTAACGTGTCAGTCGCAAAAATCATACTTGTACCAAAGTATATAAATACTTCTGCATCTGAGGTTACTGCGGGGCAAACAGCGCCAGATATAAGTAGAGATAAATACATGTCGTTAATAATTACTGTATCGGGAAGTGTAATTAAAATGTATGTTGACGGTACATTACAAAAAACATATAACGGCGCAGAAATTTCTGATTTCAAAAAATGGAAGTCAACGCCAGTGCAACCATTAACTGTTTACAACCAAGGGACAATAGCAGCAACAGTAATGTACAACAAAGCATTGAATGATAATGATGTAACTGATTTACATGCATATTTTAAATCATTGGAGGTGGAATAATGGCGGTATTGTATGACGGAAATGGAAATGAAATTAGTGGAGGAGAATCAGGAAAAATCGATGTGACCGATTATAAGATATATAATGAATCTGATGGAACACAGTCAAGACAAGGGGTATTGACATATTGTGGAACAAAATTATATCCAGTCAACAAACCAACGCAGAGAGAAAGTGAAAAGAAGATGTACGATGGCGGACTCATGATAACACTAGGAGATAGCTATACAGCATATCTTAATAGCTATTTCGACACATTTGCACAGAATCATGGGCTTATCCAAAAAAACGTTGGTTTAGCATCATCAAAGATTGCAAGACCAGAGGGAGAAGGTCAAGATACAATTAAATCGTTCGTAACAAGACTTGACGATCTTATATCGTCTTTCCCATTAACTATAAATGGAGTATCTTACGCTGCATCTGATGTTAAGCTAATAACATTTATGGGCGGAGCTAACGATTGGACAACGATAGATGCAGAAAAAGGTATTAACAGAATTGGAGATAGATATAGTACAGACAAGGGACAGATTTATGGTGCTACAAAATATTGTTTAGAAACACTGCAAAAAACATTTCCAACAGCGGATATTATTGTACTCTTACAGCCAAACAATGGTAACAATACAGATTTCTGCGTCATGGAGCTGAAAGAAAATATCATAAAGGAATGTGCCGAAATGTATTCTTTGCCTATTTGTGACTGCTGTTTTAATTTTTATTCACCGTCCAATCCAACTGAATTATTAAAATATTGGCAGAGTGACAAACTACATTTAAACAATGATGGGCACCAAGCGTTAATAAATAAACTAGAAACAACACTTAATAATTTATCTTATTATAAAAATTAAATAAAAGAAGTAATTGTAAATAAAAAGCAATTTACACAGCAAGTATATACATCTAATATCATCTATAATAATAGCGATTCAGATATTACTTTGAAGCGAAATGGGTATAACTTTGCAACAATAGTTTCTAAAAAATGCTAAGCATGTTTTTGCGTTTGATTCTAGTATAAGTGTTTTGGGATAAATAATCAGAATAATGATATAACAATTATTATCAAGAAAATATATATTATAATTGCGTATTTGCAAATAACGGGCTAATATTAATATAAAGGCATTTTGTTCCTGCGGAATTAGAGAAAAGAAATGCCTCAAAATACAATAGAGGAGAATAAATAATGGGTAATATATTAGTTCTTGGGAATGGTTTTGATTTATATCATGGATTGAAAACAAGGTATTATGATTTTGTACAGTTTGTTAAAAATCCACCAGGTGATACGGAGGACAGGATCAAACAGATCTGTAGGAAAAATGCATTTTTGCGATACTTTATTAAAGTTTGTGAAATGAATGATAATTGGATTGATTGTGAAGAAGAAATTGAGAAAGTGATTTTGGTATTGCAAAAAATTATCAGCAATTCAGAAATTATAATTCATGAAACTGTTGATTTAAGAGATGTTACTATATCTAATATGGAACTTGTTATTATGCAGCAATTAAAGAAATATGGGACAGCATCAAGTGGAAATGGTTTTAGATTTAACGGAAAATATGTTAAAAATAACATTCTTAATAAAAAGGAAGTTTTAAACGATTTTCGTAAAGAATTAGACGAAGTGATAGAAGTCTTATCTTATTATTTAAAAAACGAATTATTACAGAAAGGAGAGATCCATAAATTTAATCAAATTAATAGAATAGATATTGCTGGTGTAATCAATTTTAATTACACACCTACATATTCAGTGGTATATTGTGATGAGATACCAGTTTTTTATCAGCATGGGAAATTAGACGATAATAAATCTATAGTATTAGGTATTCCAGATAATGATGAAATTTCTCTTGATTTTGTATATTTTAAAAAGTATTTTCAAAGAATACAAAAAAGATCAGGCATTTTAAACAAAGAAATTCAAGAAAATCATAAAGTTTTAAACGGACCTATAATTAGTTATTTTTTAGGAATGAGTATGGGAAAAACAGATGAGGATCTTATCAAACAAATTATGGATATGAGTACTAAAAGCGTAGTCTTTTACTATGATCAAGATGATTATGAAGGGAAAGTTGTTAATTTGATTGATATTTTAGGACGGCAAGAATTGGAAGCACGTTTAAACCAAGATGGGATAGAATTTATAAAATTAAGCGGAGAGTAAAATGAAAGAATTTTTTAAAAAATATATTGGATTGTTTATTGTTATTATTCTATTACCACTGATTTTAGACTGGCTAATTATAGGTAATCATTTTCCAAGCAATTTATCAAACAATGAATGGGTTACATTCTTAGGAAGTTATTGTGGCGGAGTAATAGGCGGATGCATTACACTTTTTGTATTGTATAAAACGTTAGAAGATAACAAGAAGTCTTTACAAAAAACATTGGAGGATAATAAAAAGAATTTATTAGAAACATTTAAGGAAAATGAAAGATTGGCTGTTGCACCATACTTGATATTTGAACATATCAGTGGAATGTCAAAACCAGAAACACCAAGGTTACATCTAAATAATAGCAGTAACAATTCAGGGTCAGTAAAAAGACTTATAAACATTGTAAATGTTGGAAAAGGACCAGCGATTCAAGTAAAAATCAAATCAGAAGACAATGATATTGTAAGACAGACACTTATAAAACAAAATGAGGATATGGTCGTAGAGTTTATATATTATTTACAGTCTGAGGAAAAAGAGGAATTTAATAAAATAGAGTGTGTTAGTATTGAGTTAGAAGATGCGATTGGAAATAAATACATTTATAAATTAAAAGTACAGGTTGTACGTAATATAGAAAACAATGGAATTAATAAGCAAAAATATACTTCCAAAATGAGTCTTATATCGTGGGAATTATGTTAAAAGTAAAAAGGCGTTCGAGAGAACGTCTTTTTTAATACCTAAAAATACCTCTGCATAGTGAAACCAACCTAATAACTATGCAGAGGCGAGAAAAATATGAAAATTCAGAAAGATAAGGTAATCTCCCTGAACACTATACATAACTGTTCAAAAAAGAAAAGGTGAAGCAAAAAATGAAAAATTTTATAGAAATCAGAGCAAGACCGCAGAGGTCTTATTTTTATGTAACAATTTAATGCAGCAATGATATTAGAAAGGAAGAATATGGCAGATGACGAATACTTAAGAAGGCATGAGCATGAAGAGTTTGCCAAAGGCGTAGACCGTGAGCAAGTTCGGCAGAATAAA